CTCCATTAATATATCAGTCATACAATAATGGAATAACCACGCTATCTGGAGGATTTACAGTAGACGCTGGGCAGGCAAGATCAGTTGAGCTCATGTATATGCCAAAAGATCTTTCTCAGGCATGCCTGGTGGATTGCGGCGGCTCAAGATACTCCTGGTCAGGAGCTGGTAATATAACAAAAACAAACATATCATCTATATATGTTAACGGTGTAAACTTATATAGTCAGACATCAGTATCAAATGTATTTATCCCTGGAGTATGGCATCACGTTGTCATAACATTTGGATCGGATGAGCTTAATCCAGTATTTATAAATCAGTCAAAGACTGGTACCCTTATAGGCTCAGATAATAGCTTTGGACATCTAGGAATATATGAGTATGATATGTCTGCAAAGGCTATTTCACATTATAAGCATCTTACATCTAGGGTCTCAGAAATAACATATTCAGATTCCATATCTATAGGCTCAGATTCATATTCTGGCTACAATGTGGACAAAGTAGTTCTTTCAACACAATAATTTGGTCACATACTATGCTAGTATGTGACTTATATGACAGAAAATGGTAGAATAGATATATGCTAAATAAATTAGGTAAAACACAGGTAGTTGCAGACAAGACAAAGTACGGAGTCTATGTTTGGGAGATGCCAGATGGCAAGTGGGTTGGTGACGACGAAGGTCACTACATGTTGATCCCAGCAGTCTTTGGCGATAAAGAAAAGATTAAGATTTTAACAGAAGCTGCAGAAGGTTATGGAGTTACAGAAGGCGGACCAAAGTTTCTTCCAGGTCGTAGAAAAGTTTCTGACGAAGAATATTCAATGCAAGAAGCAAGACTTCAAGCTGGCCTAACACCAGACCCTTGGGATCTTGGAGAAGGTTTAGATGCCGCAAAGAGGATGGTACAAAATGGCCGCTGAGTTTGTTGAAGACACAGAAACAATTGAAATAAGTGGTTCTGGCGACATGTTTGCTGGAGTCAAAGGCAATGAGTACGGAGATCCATTTAGCCGTGGCCTTGAAGATGTAAAGAAGATGAGCGGATTTAGCACTAACTTCAAAAAGAAAGTTGCTAGAACAGACTTCTCAAAGTTCTTGCGTGGAGACGGCTCTCAGAGCACAGCAATTGTAGAGCCATTTATGATTACTGGATACAGCATCCTAGATGTTGTTATGCCACCATATAACCTAGACTATCTTGCAAAGATTTATGAAATTTCTTCACCACACTATGCAGCAGTAAATGCAAAGATTGCAAATATTGTAGGCCTCGGCTATGATTTTGTGGAAAGCGAAGCAACTAAAGAAAGACTAGCTGATATTGAAGATGAGAAGTCTTTAGAGAAAGCTCGTAGAAAGCTAGAGAGATTAAAGCTACAGATGCACTCCTGGCTTGAGAATACTAATGAAGAAGAAACATTTACTGAGACATTAGCAAGAGTCTGGAAAGACTACGAAACAACTGGCAACGGTTATCTTGAGGTTGGAAGAAAGAATACTGGAGAGATTGGTTATATTGGACACGTTCCATCAGCATCAATGCGTATTCGTAGACTAAGAGATGGCTTTGTTCAGATCATTGGAAATCAGACTGTATTCTTCAGAAACTATGGAGACACAGAGACACCAAACCCAATAACATCAGATGTTGTTCCTAATGAGATTATTCACTTTAAGAACTATACTCCTACAAATGGATTCTATGGAGTGCCAGATATTATTTCATCAAAGAATGCTATGGCTGGAAATGAATTTGCAGCTAGATTCAATTTAGACTATTTTGAGAATAAAGCGGTCCCTAGATACATTATTACAGTCAAGGGGGCAAAGTTGTCCAACGATGCTGAAAGAAAGCTTCTAGAGTTCTTCCAGACAGGTTTAAAGGGCAAGAATCACCGCTCTCTATACATCCCACTTCCATCAGACAATAATGACTCAAAGGTTGAGTTTAAGATGGAGGCAGTTGAGGCTGGAGTTCAGGACTCATCATTTGATAAGTACAAGACAGCTAACAGAGATGAAATCCTAATGTCACATAGAGTTCCAATCAGCAAGATCGGAACCCCACAAGGAGTATCTCTTGCTAATGCTAAAGATGCAGATAAGACATTTAAAGAGCAGGTATGTAGACCATCACAAAGAACTCTTGAAAAGAGACTTGGTAAGATTGTTGCAGAGAAGACAGACATGTTCTTGATCAAGTTCAATGAGTTAACTTTGACTGATGAAGATACTCAATCTAAGATTGATGAAAGATACCTAAGAATGAAGGTCATTGTTCCTAATGAAATTCGTGCTAGAATGGGACTACAAGGTTTATCGGGTGGAGATGTACCTGTTGAATTAAACGCAAAAGCAGCTGCTGAGGTAACAACTCAAGCTACAGGCAATAGACAGCGAGATCAACAGAGACAAGCTAATCAGGCAGATAATGGTGGCAGCAGAAATGCTCAAGGCGATGGACGCCAAACCCAATAGACTAGTATTTGCGTTTTAATCTACTAAGAGATATTATAATAACACCATGGAAATAACTAAGTCTAATTGGACCACCAGCGGGAACAACATTAAGTTGAGCATCCCGTTTTCGAAGGTCGATCAAAACAAAAGAACAGTGTCTGGCTATGCAACGCTAGATAACGTAGACTCACACGGAGATATTGTTTCATCAGAAGCTTCACTAGGAGCATTCATGAGATTCCGTGGAAACGTAAGAGAAATGCATCAGCCAATGGCGGTAGGTAAGGTTGTAGCGTTTGAACCAAAAAGTTATTATGATCCAAAAGAAGGTAAAGTTTATAACGGCGTTTATGTAACATCATATGTATCAAAGGGTGCACAAGATACTTGGGAAAAAGTTCTTGATGGCACTCTTTCTGGTTTCTCAATTGGCGGATCAATTAAGAAGTCTGATAATGAATTCATTGATGGTCAGGAAGAGCCAGTAAGAGTAATCAAAGATTACGATCTAGTCGAGTTGTCCCTTGTAGATAATCCAGCTAATCAGTTAGCAAATATTTTTTCTATTGAAAAAGTTAATGGATCAATGGTTATGAAGGGGATTGCGACAGGAGTCACTCCAGAAAATATATTCTGGTGCTCACAAGACTCAGTTGCAATAACATCAGAGAATGATACTGCAACATGCGATAACTGTTCTTGCAATATGGAACAAATCGGATGGGTAGAGTCATCAGATGTATCTAAGGCAGAATCAATTAAGTCAATTGTTGATGCATATATTAAAAAGAATTCTGAGATTGAAAATATCACAGAAGAACGTCGTGAAGCTAACGACGGCGTTGATTTAACAAAAAACACAGCCAATGAAGGAGGTACAGAAGTGGCAGAAAATACAGAACTTCAAACTGAAGTTGTAGATGCACCAGCAGCAGCAGAAGCAGTTGTTGAAGCACCAGCAGCTGAGGAAGTAGTTGAGGCAGCAGAGGTTGCCGCAGAAGCTCCAAAGGGCGATGAAGAAGTTGTCGAAAAGGCAGCGGATATTCAAGAGGTCGCCGTTGAAGAGTTAGATTTCGCAAAGAAGCTTGATGAACTCAAGTCGTTCTTCGCTGATAATTTTGCAAAGAATGCATCTGAGAATGCAACAGGTCTAGAGTCAGTACGTAACAATGTTGAGGAACTAGTTAAGGGTACAGAGTCAAAGATCGAAGATCTTGCAAAGAAGTACGATGAACTTTCTGGCATCGTAAAGGGCATGACAGATGCACTTACAAATACAGAAAAAAGAATTGATTCAGTTGAAACATCAACTGCTATCAAAAAGTCAGCAGACCTTGGCGGGTCCAATGATGAACCAATTAAGAAAAGCAAGTGGAACGGCACTTTCCTCGGTGTTCGTGAAATTCTCTAAAGATAAGGCAGGTGAAAAAACAAATGAGTAATGAACTATTAGAAAAAGCAGTAGTTACATCACAGACAGGAGCAGGAGCTCTTGGCACATCAGCAGATGATTCAGCTCGTGGTGGCCTTTTAAAGCCAGATCAAGCTAATCGTTTCATCGACTATATGTTTGATGCAACTGTTGTAACAAAGTTTGCTAGAACCATTCGTATGCGTTCTGACATTCAAGAAATCGACAAGATCGGTGTTGGCGAAAGAATTCTCAAGGTTGCAACTGAAGCTACAGACACAGCTGCAAATCAGAGC